AGTCATGGCTGATTCCAACTTATCCGTTAATCGTGCCATGTCATCCTGAATGTCCTTCGTGGTTTGTCTTAACTCCTGGTTGGTTTCTCTCGAATCTTCTTTGACCAATTGCTCTACATCATTAACTATTTTCTCTACGCGTCTTACATCTTGTCGTAGGTCATTTTTAAGTTCGTTTGCAACATCAGATACTAATCTAATTTCTGACATAATCATTTCCATTTCTTGCATGATCATTTCTACCTCTGTTTGTATAAGGTCTGTTTTGCTTTTCATCTCTTCTTTTGTAAGAGCGATCTCTTTATCAAAGCCAGATAGATCTGGTGCTACGTATTCCTGTATCTGCTCTTTCATCGTAAGGTAGTCTTTGTAAAATTCAAAACCACCCCACAGTCCACCACCTAATGTGGTTAAAGCTGTGATGATAACAAAGATCTT